CTGCTGCGATTCATTGGGCAGGCTTTCCCCGTCCAATGCCGCAAGTTCAGCCAGCTTTACATTCTGTATATATTTATGAAAAAAATCCTGATCTTTTTGCCGGAGATGAAGCCTTGGCAAAGGCGCAAGGCCTTCCAGCTCATTTCCCGGCTCCCGGAGATATTTATAACAATTGCTCTTGTTATCCCCTGTCAGATAAGAAGCGACAACCGCGAATAAAATGGTCAGCGTTGTAAGCCTCTGCTGTCCGTCTATTACATCCGCATGAGGCTTATCATCATCTTTGATCAAAACGATGCTCCCCAGAAAATAATTATCTGCCTGTTCTGTTTGAAAGAAGTCCAGCAGATCGTCAAATAATGTTTCTGTCTCTTCTTCCTTCCATGCATAGGGCCTTTGGTATGCCGGAATGTAATAATCAAATTCTTCGCTGAATATCTTGCTTAAAGGATACTCTTTTCCTGTAATCTTGCTGCCCATAATAATTTCCCCTTAACATTTGTCCTTTTCACATAGATGAGTTCTATGTCATATCTCAATGCCGCCGTCATCTGCACAAAGATTTCGCTGGCCATACTTTCCCGCTTTTTAATGACATGGCTGACATAAGATTTTGTAATCCCGATATCCCCGGCAAGCTGCGCCTGGGAAGTTTCATTTTCAATGCATTTCACTTTTCATCTGTTTCTGTATTGTTTTTCACCATAATATCTGCCTCTGTCTGTTTAATTGTTTCACGAACCAGATAGCTTATTATAACCTTTTCTAAACTATTTGTCACTACTTCCGGACAGCAAAAAGGCTTCCCTGCCGGAAAGCCTTCAGACACTCTCTTCATATGATTATTTCCACACCATTCCTGAATGTGAAAACCAGCTTCTTTTCGCAGTCTACTGTGACATAATCCACTATATCACCCCAAAGAACTTCATCAAACTCCTCCACAACCCCATTCTTTTTCAGTGTATCCAGGAATTTCCCCATCATCTGTGACCGTGCTGTCCGTGCGGCAATCTCCCCGGAAACCTTGTCATGCTTTTCTTTCAGTGTTTCATACCGCTCTGCCAGCCCGCTGTAGCGTTCCTGGTATTTTCCCTGATCCATGGCAGTCCGCGCATTCTCAGCCACACAGTTCCGCACCATCTCTGCCAGCACTGTCATCTCCTGTTCCAGCTTTTCTCTTTCCATTTCCAAACCGCTACTATCGGAAAGCTGTTCGATAACAGCCTCCATATTCCTGATGATTTCATCCTTGTCTTCAAGAAATCTGTTATACGCTGTAACAAACGCCGTCTTAATCTCATCCTCCGTCAAATGCGGCGTGGAGCATTTCTTTTCTCCATCAAACTTATGGTTACACTGGTAGATGACCCGGCGATATTTATCATTGGAGTGCCATACCTTGGAGCCATACCATGATCCGCATTCCGCACATTTTATCCTGCTGGAGAAGATGCCGACGCCACTGTACCTGTTTTTTCCCCTGACCCGTCTCGCAATCTCTGCCTGCACCAGATCAAATGTTTCCGGCTGTATGATCGCAGGGTGGTTATTCTCCACATAATACTGCGGAACTTCCCCTTCATTCGGCTTTGTCTTTTTTGTCAGGAAATCCACCGTAAAACTTTTCTGCAGGAGTGCGTCTCCTTTATACTTCTCATTCGTGAGGATGCTTCGCACCGTGGACTGGTTCCACCTATACTTGCCTCCGGGGGTCCGCAGGTGCTGCCGGGTCAGCTCCGCCGCAATGGAATGGAAGGAAAGCCCATTCAGAAACAGCCTGTATATCTTCCTGACGGTTTCCGCTTCGCCCTCGTTTACCACAATGCTCCCATCCGGTCCTTTGTCATAGCCCAGGAACCGACTGTAGGCAAAACTGACCTTTCCGTCCGCAAAACGCTTCCTGTGTCCCCATGTGGTGTTCTCAGAAATAGAACGGCTCTCTTCCTGTGCAAGAGAGGACATGATGGTGATCAGCAGCTCCCCTTTGCTGTCGAGTGTCCATATGTTTTCCTTTTCAAAATAGACCTCTATGCCTTTCTCCTTCAGCTTCCGCACCGTGGTCAGGCTGTCCACCGTATTCCTGGCAAATCTACTGACCGACTTGGTGATGATCAGGTCTATCTTCCCGGCAAGCGCATCCGCCACCATCTGTTTAAAACCCTCCCTATGCCTTGTATTCGTTGCGCTGATCCCTTCATCCGTATATATCCCAGCAAACTCCCAATCATCACGCCCCTTGATATAAGACGTATAATAATCCACCTGCGCCGCATAACTTGTGACCTGATCTTCATGGTCGGTACTTACCCGCGCATACCCGGCGACTCTCCGTTTTACCGTGCTGCTGGCGGGAACAGCCGTAAAACGGTTGATGGAAGCAGGGATTGTTTTTACCTTCTTGTTGACGCCCAATACTTCTCACTCCTTATCTTTTTCATATTCTCGCTCATGGCCTTTCTGCGCTCCTCCGTGAATGTCCCCTTAATGGATTCCTTAAACTTAGCGCGCTGTTCTTCCGTCCACGGTCTGCCTTGGTATCGGAAATCGTACTGGACACTTTTCGCACGCCCGTCAAGAAAGCGGTAGGTAAGAACCATCTCCGGGGATACTGAGATATGCCCGATATGCACCCGGAACGCATCTCCGTCAAATTCCGGCATCCCCATGATTTTTGCTGTCAGCTCCATTAGCCTGTCCTCCCGTATTCCTTTTGCGCGGCAGCCTTTTTCGGATTTTTTGTCCGTCCCGCATCTCCAGTACCCCATTTTCCCGGTCGGAGAAGATTTGCAGGGCTGGCTCTGTCTGCGGAAAGTGGAACCGCAGTGTTCACATTTTATCCGAGTAGTGAATGGTGAGTACCTGTCATTTGCGCCAGCCATATACTCCCGCATCCAATTCCTCTGTCTGTCTTTGTGTTCTTCTGTCCAACAGTCTTTTTTTGCCGTGGACCGCCATACTATTTCCTCATCTGTGCCATCCTTGAAATGGAAGCAGAGTTTGCGCCCTTCGCCAACTATAATAGCACTGACACTCTCTTTGAAAATATCCGCATCAAACTCTCCAAGCCCCATTACTTCCGCACAGGTTTTCCGCAGGACTGGCTCCGGGATATCTTTGGTGCCGCATCTCCCACCCTTTCTTTTGGTGGTGCTGCAGACCCAGTACACAACCGTATCCCCGTAGGTGGTGCTGCCTTTCGCTCTGTTTTCCCTTTGGCTGCGGACAAAACTGCATCCGCATTTCTCGCATTTCAGCATACTGGTAAAACAAGAGGTGTTCAGCGCCTTGTTCGCAAATGCCCCCATCTCCTTCCTTCGGGCCATTTCATCTTGCACATACCGGAAAGTTTCCATATCAATAATGGCTTCGTGTGTCCCTTCCACGTAATACTGCGGTAGCTCACCTCTGTTCTTCTTCCGCTTTTTCGTAATGGGATCTTCAATGTATTCTTTTTGGAGCAGGAGGTTCCCGGTATAGGTAATGTTGGTCAGCACAACCTTGATATTGGAATCCACCCACCTGCACCCTTGCGCTGTGGTGATCCCCTCGGCGGCAAATTCCTGCTCGGTCTCCAGACGGGACTTGCCATCAAGAAAATTCTGGAAGATACGCTTTACAACCCTAGCCTCCCCCGGTTCAACCACAAGCTGATCTCCTTCCCACCGATAGCCGTAAACCCGGAAGCGCCCATTTGGGATTCCCTGCTCAAAACGCTTGCGTGTCCCCCATTTCACATTGTCGCTGATGGAGCGGCTCTCTTCCTGCGCAAACGATGCAAGTATAGTCAGCATCAGTTCACCATCCCCGCTCATGGAACTGATGCGTTCCTTCTCAAACCTCACTTCAACACCCAAATCTTTCAGATGCCGGACAGTGTCCAGGAGGTCTACCGTATTCCTGGCAAATCGACTGATAGACTTGGTCAAAACGATATCTATCTTTCCATTTTCACAGTCCTCCACCATCTGCCGGAAACCTCTTCGCTTGGCTATTCCGGTTCCGCTGACCCCATCATCTGAATATACCCCAGCAT